TTGCCAGCCGCCAGGGCTGCCGTGATGGCCGCGTGGTCGTCGGTCGTCCCGTCGCCCGTCGCGCCGTACTCGTCCCATGTCGCGTTGACGGACTCGAAGGTGCCCACGGCGATGGTGGACGTCTGAAGCAGGGCGCGCAGCTTGTGGTGGTAGGCGCGCTCCCCGTAGGTGTCGGGCCCGTCGATCAGGTGCGCGAGGTCGGGGACGACGAGGTTGGTGCTGGGCATCGGAAGGGCTCCTTCTAGCGGTCGCCTAGAACGTAGTGGGTCATCACGGCGCTCACCCCGGCCGCCAGGCATGCGGTCTGTTGGATGAGGATACCGCCGTCGCGGGTCACGTCTGAGTCGAATGTCACGTCACGCTGGCCGGTGACCAGGTCGTCGTCGCCGTCGTCCGGGTCCACCCACTCCAGGTTTTGCAGGCCAGCCACGTTGAGACCGGCCTGGAGGCCGCGCGTTGCCACCAGCCAGAGGGTCGCGCCGTTCACGGTCTTGGTCTTGTCCGCGATGTCGTCGTTCTGGTTGAGCAGGTCGATCGGGAGCAGCTTCAGCTGGGCCGTGTTTCGCAGCCCGACGCTGACCTTGCCGTAGGGGCGGGCCAGGTCGCTGATCGCCCCGCCCGTCACCGTGTCGTCCCCGAGGTCGTGCCCGTCGGCGTGGATGCCGACCGACTCGCCCTCCAGGTGGTCGTAGCCGCTGAACTCGTTGGCCATGCGGCACCATGCGGTCACGGCGACGCCCTGGAGCCCAGCGGGACAGTCGGTCAGCAGCGTGACGACCTGGTTCTGGTCGTCGGTGTCGCCGCCGGCCTCGACGATGCACTCGACGTAGTCGCCGTTCGCCAGCAGCAGCCGGTAGCCGTTGCCGGCGTTGTCGCCCGCGCCCCCGTCGTCGCCGGGGAACGTCCCGGCTGTGTCCGACACCAGCGCCAGACCCGTCTCCCCCTCCGAGTAGCTGATCCCCGTCAGCGTCAGCTCGATGGTGTCATTGACGGTAACCAGGTCGGCCTTCAGGTTGGTTCCGTCGTAGTCTTTGTAGGCGTCCAGGAACCGCTGCCCCCCGAAGGGGTCGTGGTTGTCGTCGCCGGCTGTGCGGCGCGCCTGCCGGCACACGACCTTCACCACCGAGCCGTTGATCGTGTACTCCACGCCAAGGTAGAGCCTGTCCTCGTTCCCCTCGGGCGCCACGCACACCCGCTTGACCAGGCCGCCGATCGCCGTCTCGGCCTGCGTCCACGACCAGATCTCGTGCTCGCGGACGTAGGTGAGCATCAGCAGCACGCCGTCGTCACGCACCGCGTAGACGATGCTGTCCGGGTTCTCGGCGTAGGCCCACTCGATGATCGTGTGCCCGCGGAACAGGTGCGGAGCGTACGCGGTGAGGTCGTCGCCGCGGTAGGTCTCGGTCTGCAGCGAGTAGCGCAGGTCCTTCACGCGCGTCTGCTGGCGAGTGACGTAGAGGATCGTGTCGCCCAGGATCTCCGGGCGCACCGTTCCGACGCCCGTGCCGTCCTGCAGCCGCGTGTTGATGTCGGTGGGCGAGATGACCCCGTTCGCGTCGCCCTGGACGACGTAGACGCCCCCGCGCGTGAACAGCAGGAACGCCCCCCAACTGATGATGTAGCGGATCTCGTTGACCTGCTGCCCGGCCAGCGTGAACTTGACCCGGTCGCTCGCCTTGATCGGGAACCGCTCGGTGAAGTTTTGGAAGTCCCCGGTGACCGACATCGTCACGTCGTTCGGGCCGTCATCGCTGCGCGCGTACGTCTCGCGCTGCTGGTGGTAGGTGGACGCTGCCGGCCAGGTGCCGGCCACGAACGGCGGCGGGTGCAGCGGCGGCGGCTGCTCGGGGTCGGCTGCCTTGTCGCCACGGTCCTCGTACTGGAGCTTGTCGGTCTTGCCGATCAGGCCGTAGTCGCCGGCCGCCTCGGCCCCGAAGTTGCCCTTCTCAGTCGTGCGCTTCTTGTAGACGAAGTACTGCTTTGCGCCCGCCGCGGCGGTCCACTGGAGTCGGATCTGCTTGCCGTCGGTGTTGTCCGGGAGCTTGGCCTTGTTGCCCGTGAGCAGTGCATCCTGCGTCGGCACCAACTCGACCCGCGCGTAGCTCACCGTCAGCGGCGGCCAGGTGCCCGCGTACCAGCCCGGCAGCGTCAGCAGCCCGGCGGTGTCCTGGAGGATGAACTTGTTGGCCGCGTCGGTCGGGTGGTTCTCGGTCCTGAACACGCGGTTCTTGAGGGCCTGCACGGCAGCGTCGTTGCTCTCGTTCGTGGCATCGGTGCAGACCACTTCCGTGATCTTGATGAGGATGCCTTCCTCGTCATCGAGGCCGTGCGCTGTGTCGGCGACGATCAGATCAGCGGCCGCCCCCATGTCGTCGATCGTGCCAACCGCGCCGGCGCCCGCGGTCATCGTCCCAGGCAGCGACTCCCCGGCATCCGACACGGCCGTCACGATGTAGACCGGGTGGTAGTTGCTGAACGGAGAGCCGTAGTCGCCGAGCGCGATGTCGTTGGTGAGCGCGGTTGGCGCGGCCACTTCTGGCGCGTACCGCTTGGGCCGCAGCGTCCAGGCCGTCTGGCCCGTGCGCACCAGCTCGTGCGGCGGGTAGCCGCGGTGCGTGAGCGTGGTGACGTCGCCGCTCTGGTTCTTCTCGACGACGGGAACGACGCCCTCGGGGTAGGGAGAGGGCACCTCGAAGATGGCGTTCGTGGCGTTGCCCGACAGCTCGTACCAGAACACGCTCTGGTAGGCGGCTGTCTCGGGGTCGCGCGCGGTCGTGTGCGTGGCGCAGCAGTACCACGTCTTGAGCCCCTTTGTGACCAGGTCCCCGATCGCGTAGCCCTGGCTCACCCAGGCCGAAACGCTGGCGGTGACGAGCGGCGTGCCATCGACGTGGAACCTGACGTAATAGTCGCCGAACTCCAGGCAGTAGGCCTCGTCGTCGTCGAAGTCGAAGGTCTTGAGCGAGAAGTCTTTGGCGCTGTCCTTGACCAGCGCGACAAACTGCCAGCCGGGCCGGTTGTAGGCCACGCCCGTGCGCGCGAGGTACCAGTTGATGCCGTACTCGAACCCCGTGGACCGCTTCGACTGGTCCATGCGCGGAATGAGCGCCGGGCTGATCTCGCCCCCTACCAGTGATCGCTGGAACTGCGTGGGCATCCCGTCAGCCCGTCCGTTCCCGGATCATCGAGGGGTCCGGATCGTCGCGCTCCTCGGACTCGTTGGAGTCGTCGGCGACGGCCTCGCCCCACCAGAACCGATAGAGGTCGGCGTCGTTGACCTGGTCCCTGGCCTTGTCGTTCTGCTTGGCCAGTGCCGGCCGCGCGTGCATGGCCATCAGGTGGATGAGCGCCTGCTTGAAGGGCTCGATGAACAGCGCGACGTCGGTGTCGTCCAGGCGCTGCGTGTACTCGATGACCGCGTCGGCCTCGTCGTAATCGCTGAGGATGACCTTCGTGCCGCCGTCGTTGCGGATCACGAACTTGTAGGGCAGCGGGCTCTTGTCGCTGAGGTCGTTGACGAATCGCCGGACTCTGAGGCAGTCGGCCGGGTAGGTGTAGGAGAAGCGCCACTCATCGACCCAGTCCTTGCCGGTGCCGTCGGAGAGCTGGGTGAGGCCCGCGTACCCCCGCGCGAACTGCCAGAAGTGGCTGCGAAGCAGGAGGTTGAGGTCGTGCGGGTAGAGCTTCTTGAACAGGTTGGCGGCCGTGCTCGTGGCCGTCGTTCCCGCGATCGTGCCGTCCCCGTCGGTCGGCAGGTAGGTCGTGACGCCGATGGCGATCAGGGTGAGGTTGCAGATCTCGATTTCGTCAGCCACCGCCGGTCACTCCGCGCTATGGCGCCGGACGGACGCGCTGACAGATCAGCCGCCCGAGCCGGTCGTCTCCACCCTGGGCTCGTCGTCCTCGTCCTCCGCAGCGGCATCCTCGGCCGCCGCCTCGCTCGCGGCCTCCTCCTCGGCGGCCTCGGTCACGAGCTGCTCCTCGATCTCCTTCGACACCTGGGCGCGGATCTGCGGCTCGAGTTCGGCCCGCAGCGCGGCGCTCATCTCGTCCGCGACCTGGCGCCGGATGTCCTCGACCGACGGCATCGCCATGGTGTGCTGGGCGCGCGCGGCCTTCCGCTTCATGTCGGCGTGCTCGGCCTTGGCCTTGGTGATGGCGTCGCGCACCTTGGGATCGACCGCGGTGGCCCACGACGGCGCCTCCCACAGCTCGCCTTCCCACAGGAACTGGTCCCGGCCGGAAGGGTTCTTCTTCGTGGGCAGCTGGTCGCCGCGAACCTTGCCGGGCGTCCAGCCGATGATCTCGGGCATCCCGGTGAGGGGGTCCACGCGCCGGCTGTAGATCGGGTTCTTCCGTGCGAGGAACCCCATCTTCCCCTTGTTGACGCGGAACAGGATGCCCGCGCGTCGGGCCGCCTTGGGGGCATCCGCCGTCTTGGCCTTGGCCATCGATCGAGTCCTTTCTGGGCGCGCCGAGCGCCCCGCCTATCAGGCGAAGTCGAGGGCGTGCGCGTGCTGCTTGAGGATGTAGGGCTGGGTGCCCAGGACGGCGGTGAAGGCGCTGACCGACGTGAGCGGGCCGGTCGCCACCGTGTAGCGGACGCCGACGTGCGCCTGGTAGGTGTCGCTCGGGACCGGACCCTTGTAGACGACGTAGTTGTCCACGAGGATCGCCTTGCCGTACGCCACAGACGACCAGTGGACGGTCGGCGAGTCGTCGAGCGTGGCGACGTCGTCCGACTCCAGCGTGAAGGTCACCGTGGCGTTTCCGGACGCGGTGACATCGCCCCGCACCATGACCATCAGCCAGAGCTTGCCGAGCGCCCCGAGGTCGATGCCGGTGTTTCCAGCGGTGAACGGCCCGGTGTCGTAGACCTCGTCGGAGATGGCGGTGGTCGTGACGAGCTGGCCATCGCTGAGGAGCAGCTCGAAGTCTGACTGTCCGAGTCCCATGGGTTGTTTCCTTTCGGGTGAAGTGCGGGGGCGGAGCCGGTTACGGAGCCACGACGCGGGTCTCGGTGATCGTCATCTGGTCGCAGATCTCCATCGGGTACATGCCCTGCCAGTTGGGGACCGGCTTGGAGAAGACGTCGGGGACCGTGGTCACGTTGCCGAGCGCGAGGATCTTGGCCAGGCGGTTGATGCCTGTGCGCACCGCGCGCGGCATGAACATGACCACCTGCCCGGAGCCGGGGCTCGGCAGGCGGTCCACGGCCTCGTCGATCAGATACATGAGGTTGGTCGTGTAGGCGGTGGCTGCCTGTGCGCCGGACGCGCCCTTGAGGTCGCTGATGTCGATGTTGGCGACGCGGACCTGGCAGCGGTAGTCGGGCATCGCGAGCCCGCAGAACCACTGCCAGTTGTCCACGAAGCAGCGGATCATGCGGCCGGCGGTGTCCGTGCTCTCCTGGAGGAGCCGCACCCCCATGTCGTTGTGCACGAGGCCGGCCTGCGTGTTCTTGGGGTACGTCCAGAACAGACCGTCCTCCAGGAACTGCATGATGGCGATCGAGCCCAGGTCGCCGGTCGTGCCGCCTGCGTCGAGGCAGTAGTCCCCGATGTTCGCGGTGGACGGCCGCACGAAAGCGCCGTTGAACTCGGTCTCGTCGTCGGCCGAGTTGCCGTAGAACTGCAGCTCGCCGACCTTCTTGGCCATGGCCGAGCGGTAGGCGCGGTTCACGCGGTCGCGGGTCTGCTCGACGCCGCCGGTGACCCGAAGCATGGTCGCGTCGGTGACGGCGAAGGCCTCGATGCAGGCCGTGTCGTCCACGACCGTGTCGAAGGTCGGCCGGCTGGCCGGGGTGCCCTGGTTGAAGCGGCGCGTGTAGACGTTCGGCTCGCCGACGATCACGGACGAGACGTTCGTCATCGTCATGTTGGTCGGGATCCACTGGCCGTACTTCAAGTTGGCGTGCATCTGCGACAGCAGGTTCACGATCTTGTAGTACTCGCCGCCGCCATCGACGTCCTTGATCTTGCTGACTTCGAGCAGGCTCAGTTTGTCGAGTCCGGTCATCGCTCAGGTCCCTTCGGGTGAGGCTGGTGAGGGTTCGTTCAGGTGGTCGATGGCCTGGGGATGTCGCCGATGTTTTCGGCGGCCGCCATCTCGCGCCACGATGCGGGGTACTTATCCTGCAGGCGCGCGATCTTGTCCTGGCTGCCGGAGGAGAAGTGCTTGTCGTTGCCGCCGGGCGGCGCCTTGGAGGGCTCGCGGCGAAGCTTGTCGATCTTGACCAGGCCGGCAACGATCAACGGGTCGTTGATCAGCTTCGTGCTGCGGAGGTACTGCGTGACCGCCGGGTCGAAGTGCTGGAGCGTGGCGACCATGGCACGCTGCGTCGCCGGCCAGTGCTCGCCGCCCAGCTCGGGATCGGCCTTCGCCTTGGCGAGGTTCTCCTGCGCGCTGCGCTCGAACTCGGCGTTGTAGGCCGACTTGATCTGCTCCTGGTACTGCAGGAAGCGCTGCGCCTCCTCGACCGGCATCTTGTTGTCCCGCGCGAACTCTCGCATCGAGCCCAGCGCGGCCTCGCTCAGCGGCGAGCCCTCGGCCAGCGCCAGCGCGGAGTAGTCGATCGTGTCCTCGGCGGGCGGGGCCGTCGCGGCCGTCGCGGCCGGCTTGTCGAAGCCCTCGGCTCCGGTGAGCGCATCCGCTTCGGCAGCGGGCGCCGCCGGCGCCGCGGCAACGGGCTCGGCAGAAGCTGCCTCGACTGCGGGCTCTGCGGCCGGCGTCGCCTCGGCGCCAGAGAGCGCATCGGTGGGCTGCTCCATGCTCTGATCGCTGGCCGGCTGATCTTCGGGCATCGCTCGCATCTCCGCGGGGCGCCTCTGGCCCCAGCGGGGACGGAACGGAGCAGGTCAGTCGCCGGCTTGCAAGTACTCCATCACGATTTTTCGCAGCAACTCCGCCATGCTGAGTTGCTCGCGCTGCATTGCTGCCTGCCAGGCGCGGCGCTCGCTCGTGCAGCCGATGGCCGTCTTTAGCTGGAATGAGCGCGGCTCGACGTCATCTGGAAGCCTGCAGAACCCGCCGTGAATGTCTCCGTTTCCGCGCCGATGCCCACGAATCTCAGCCCTCACGCCGATGCGGGCCCCTCACCACGATCGGCCTCCTGCGGCCGCTTCCTGTCGCCGAGCGCGGGCGGCGGGGCCTCGCGGGCCGCGTCAGCAGCACGCTGGATCACGCCCGGTGAGAGTCGCTCGAGCAGCAGGCGCAACTCCACGCCGACGTTGTAGCGGCCGGCCATCTCCGAGAGCAGGTACGGGTTGCTGGTGTCGAATGCATCGCGCTGCGCCGTGGCGGTCATCCAGCCGTCGAGCACGCGGAGAAACGCGCGGCTGGGCATGGACAGCAGCTCCAGCAGGTCGTCCTCGTACCGCTGCTGGAGCGCCCCTTCCATGGCCGCGGCGGCATCGGCCTGCTCGGGGTCCTTGGCGTCGACGGGCGCGTCGTACGGTTCGCTCACTGGCCTCTCCTGGGTGCTGGTGCGCCGCCGCTGCCCCGGAAGCCATCTTGAAGCGCCATTCGACAGCAGTTTCAGGGCGTGCGCAAGGGCTACCCGAAGTAGGCCTCGGCGTAGGCCGAGCCCGCTGTCGGGTCAGCCCCGTCACCTCGGAGGTAGACGCCGTCCATGCCGTCCAGGGTGCTTCGCACCCATTGGCGCGTGTCGCCGCGGGCCAGGTAGGCGTGCTGATCGACGCCGTTGAAGCTGACCTGGAGCAGCAGGTCCGTCTTGTTGGACACGCGGCCGCGATCAAGCTGGGTGCCCACGGCCGCGGTCGCGTTCGTCCACTGCGGGTAGGGCAGGAAGTCCTCGACCTGCAGGCCGGCGACATCCGCGGTCGGCGGCGCGATGAAGGCCTGGTACTGCTCGTCCGCGAACACGACGCGACGCGCTCCCAGGAACGTCTCGTTCGTGTAGAGCGTGTAGGCGATGCCCTCTGCTGCGAGGTCCGTCACTTCCTGCGCCGACAGCGAGAAGAAGGCCAGCTCGCAGTTGGGCGAGATGAGGTCCTTGATGAGAGCGGCGAAAAAGTTGTTGTGGACCTGCGTTGTGGTGTTCGTGTTGCTGGTGCTGTAGGGCGGGCCCATGTCCGCGTCCTGGTCTCCCGACGACAGGAACAGCGGCACGGCGCGGTTCTCTGCCAGCTGATCGTGACCAGAGACGTAGCTAACCAATGAAAACGCATCGTCCTGGCCGATAGGTCCGTCGCTGATGGTGGCAGCCTGCTCGTCGTAGTGCGCGTCGCCACCGACCGACGGGTCCTTGGCGAACCCAGGCACCACGACCGAGGCGTCGAACGCGTCGAACCACGACTGCAACTGGTGGACCATGATGAAGTCGTAGAAGTCGCGCACAGTGAGCGCGTCCTGGCCCGTTCCGTCCGGGAAGTGGTAGGTGCTGCGCTCGCCGCCGTACTTCACCCACACCACGGGGTTCGCACCGCCCGAGCGCCCGTAGGCGCCCATCAGCCCGTCATCCCAGCCCAGCGACGTGCGGTTGTCCTTCAGGTACTGAGTCGCCATCGTGAAGGCCTTGATGCAGTCGGGTCGGCCGGCGTCCTGCGCGGGATGCACCGAGCCGTCGTAGCCCGCCGGGATGTTGAATGGGGCCGGCGTCCAGACGTAGGCCCCGTCCACCGACACGGCCTCGGTGTTCGGCATGATCATCCCGTTGCCGTCGTAGGCGTCGCCGTAGCTGTTGTTCTCTGCCGACCAGTTGCTGATGTCGAACGAGACGTCACTGGTGTCGTTGCCGGTGATCGTTCCGCCCGCGTCGCGTGCGACGGGCAGGGCCACGATCACCACGTCCCAGCCGTCAGCCAGGAACGAGGCCGCGTCCTTCTCGGTCTGGCTGCTACCGGCCGAGTCGATCGTCGCTGGCGACACCGTGGACGTGAAGGTGTTGGCGATGGAGAACACGATCGCGCCCTTCACGGTTGTCGCGGGCGTGCGGAACACAGAGAGCTGGTGGATCGGGTGGTCGCCGCCGGCTGCCACGGCCGCTGGGCCGGAGTAGAAGTGTACGGCCTCGCGGGTGTACGTCGTCATCGGCTAGGCCCGGAACATGTGGCCGAACATCGTGGCAGTGATGATGCGCGCCGAGCCGGCCGAGTTGGTGGCCCCAATGAGCAGTAGCTTCTCGGCCGATGTCGCGTCCACGACGTAGGGCGTGGCGATCGGCTCGATGCCCATGTACTGGATCGCCGCCGTGAGTTGCAGCGTGTCCCACGAGGCGCCAGCGGAGACGCCGTCAACGTAGGGCACCACGTCGATGGTCTGGCCGGACAGCGTCGTCGAGGAGTGCGCCGTGATCGCGTACAGGTGCAGAATCCAGCCCAGCGGGATGATCATGCGTGTCGATCCGGTCGCACTGGGGCCGCCGTATGCCATCGGCTTGAGCGCGCCGTCGCCCGCCACGGACAGCGTCCACACGGGCGAGATGGACAGCGGCAGTAGCCCGTCCGGCCCAGCCTGCGGCGCGTAGCCGGCCACCGGCGCGCCAGAGGCGCTCGTCGGGTTCACGATCCAGTCGGTGCCGCTCATGCGTTCGCTCCATCCACGGCGAGGGTGCCCGTCGGGGTCACGCCGTCAGTCGAGCGGGCGTAGAGCTTCCCGACGACCTGCTGCGCCGGCGTGGTGAAGTCGAAGGATCGCGCGTCGCCGGCGGGAAGCAGCCACATGCCATCGTCCTCGGCCGCGGGCACCGTCGCGGACACCAGCAGGTCGAGCATCTTGTTGGAGAGGCTGCGCACGTTGAGCGTGGCCCAGTTGTAGGCGGTGGCCGGATCGATGATTTCGTCCCATTCGCCCGAGCCCGTGAGGGTGGTCAGGTCGAAGTTGACGGGCGGTGTGATCGGTGTGGCCATGTCGTCATTCCCCTGTGGCTAGGCGGCCTGAGTGAGTCGAGCGAGGACGGAATCGCCTCCGGCCGGAGCCTCGGCCAGGTCGCGGGCACCCTTGGCCAGGCCGGGCGCTGCCTCCGCCGCCTGCTGTGCCTCCTGCTGCTGCTGGCGGAGCATCCGCATGAGCTTGATCTCCTTCTCGGTGCGCGACAGCCGCGGGGAGGCGCCGCTGTACTCGCGGTGCAGCTCGCGTGCGACGTCGAAGTCAAATCCATCGGCCGCGGCCGGGACCTGCGCGGCCGTCTGCAGGACCCAGGCGGCGTGGCGCTCCAGGTTGGCCAGGCCGCTCAGCTTCTGCGACTGAGCGATGTCGCTGATGTACTGAACCCGCAGCGTCACCGAGCCCATGGACTCTGGCGGGGGCGAGAGCGGCGCGCCGTCCATCCCGAGGCGCCAGTAGGGGATGGAGGCCCGGATCAGAATGTTCATGATCCGGGCGATGTCCGGGTCGAACACGTCGTCGGCGTGGCGCTCCAGGATCGGGCCCAGGAGCTGCAGCTTCTCTGAACGCCGCTCGATGATCTCCTCGGCCGTCATCTGCGGCCGGTCGGCCTGCAGGTGCAGCGAGAGGAAGTGCCGCACGAGCATGTGCGCGTCGATCTGGTTGCGCAGGTCCTCGCGCTCCTGCCGGACGTGCTCGAGGTTGATCTTGACCTCGTGCAGCGGCCGCAGGCCGGTCCGGTTGGCGCCCTCGTTCTCGATCGTGATGCGCCCGGGGAGCAGGCTGACCGGCTTGTTCTTCACCGATGGTCCGGCGACCAGCGGCGGGTCGATGCCCTTCTCGAGCGCGTTCCACCACTTCTTCGTGATCGCCTGCAGGCTCTTGATGACCGGGTAGGCTTCGAAGCCTGGACAGCTCGTGCCGTAGGCGTCGTCCTCGTTCTTCTCCCAGCGGATCACCGAGATGGGGAACTCGTGGAACCCTCCCACGCGGAGCACGCTGTTCCTGCCCGGCTCGTCCACGCCCATGACGTCGCGCAGGATGTCGTTGCCCGCGCCCGTGTTGCCGGCGTCGTGGACCCAGTGGCACTCGCGGAAGGGACGGGCGAGCGGGTCGTACTCTTGCCGTCCGGGGTCGGCCGTGGGGTTCGCGTAGATCAGCCAGCGGACCTGGTACTCGTCCGTGTAGCTGCGGTTGTCCCAAGACTGCTGCACGTCCATCGGGCAGTTGTCGTAGCCATACTCGTCCACGAGCTGCCGCGCGGTGAGCGTGAACTGCCGGGCGAAGGTGTCGATGACGCCGCGGCCGTTCTCGGCGATGGCGAAGCTGCCGATCGGGAAGGTGATCACGCGGAACAGGTCGTCGCTGTCCGGGTCTTCGATGATCATCTTCGCGCCGGTGGCCACCATGCCGCCGTCGCGCACCTGCTCGCCGAGCTTCGCGTAGTACTTGGTCCGCTCCATGTAGAGCAGCGCCGTGTCGCGCCAGTCGGTGAGGCAGCGCTGGTTCTCGATCACCTCGTCCTGGCGCTTGTTCCCGGTGCTCAGCGCGAACCAGGGCTTCGTGGACGGCGCCATGCCGTTCACGACGCCCGAGGTCATGATGTTCAGGGCGCGCTTGCCGTGGTTGTCGTAGATGCCCTCGTTCTCGCGGTCGCCCCGGTTGGCGTCGCTCATCATCAAGCGCGAGCGCGTCGGCATGAAGTAGTCGCTGGTCTTGCGCCAGCGGCCATCCCACCGAGACTTCACCTGCCACAGGTCGTCTACGAAGCGGTCGAGCGCGCCGCGGCTGACCAGCTCGCTCGACGCGCGGGGCTTCTTCGGAGGCGGATCGAGAATGCCCTGGCGGCTGTCCACTTCAGGCCCCGATCGCGGTGTTCTGACCCTTGTTCGCGCTCGGGACTTGGCCCAGCCCCGTCGCCCCCGTCTTGATCTGCTTGCTGAAGCTGAGGGCCGCGGACTGCTTGAGCTTCGCCGCGTCGGCGGCCAGCTTCGAGCGGCGCCGCTCCTCCTCCGGATCGACTACGGGCGGTGGCTTGGGCAGCTTCGGCGGGCTCGGGAACAGCGCTTCGGTCACACCGAGCGGATCGATGCGCTTATCGCTGGTGATCTTGTTGTTGAAGAAGCCATTTTGCCCACTGCCCATCGCGCCGCCTGCTCCGTGGGTCTCTGTCTCGACGATCAGGGAACGGAGCAGGTCAGTCCGTGGTTTTCAAGGCCTTGGTGTAGATCCTTCCCAGCGGAGCCCACCCACGCCGGGCGTAGTACCGGTCGCGCGCGGCCACCGGGCGGTCATCCTCGCACGAGTCGGTGACGATCGCCTCGGCGCACCCGTTGGCACGGCCCCATGCCTCCAGGGCGGTTAGCATCGCCTCGTGGGCGCCGCGGCCACGGAAGCCGGGGGCAATGTACCGGACCACGTCGCAGCAGCGGTGGCGCCGGCTGGCGGTGCATACCTCGACGGCGCAGAGCAGCATCCCGACCACGGTGTCTTCGAACGTGAGCACGAAGGCCGCGCCGGTGGCCACGGCCGCCCACGCGCGGGCTGCGGCCCAGGACTCGTCGTAGGGCAGGTCGCGGTAGTGCGGCGCCTGGGCGTGCAGGTCTCGGGCGAGCAGGAGTAGCGCCAGGACGTCGTCGGGCGTGGCTGGGCGGATGATGAGGTCAGCCAGGCCGCACCTTCGCGCACATGGCGCGGAACGCCGGCTCGCCACCCATCGGTGTCGCGCTGGCACTCATCGCGACAACTCGGCCAGCGAGCAGCGGAGGGCGCGAGCCAATCGAGCCACGATTGCGCGGCCAGGGACGCGGAGACCGCGCTCCCAGAGATGGACAGTCGTCACGGATCGCCCTACCCTGCGGGCCAGCTCGGTCTGGGTGAGGCCGAGCTCGCGGCGCCTGCGCTGGATCGCGGCGACGTGGATGATCTCCTCGTGGTCGTCGGGGTGGATGGCGCCCTCGACGGCGCGGCCCTTGATGTCGCTGCGCACGACGCGGGGGCGCTGGCCGCTGGCGAGGTTCGGGAGCTGGATGCGCGGGCGCATGCCGTGGCGGCGGTCGCGGCGCAGGCCGCTCATGCGGGCACGTTCGGCTGGTCAATCACCGCCCGCGTCCGGCTCAGGTCGCGCCGTCGCGAGCCACGCCCGGCACCCAATCCGCTCCATCACTCGCCTCCAGTCAACTCGCGGAGCGCCTTCAGCCGCGCTGCAGCCCCGGTGCTCGCCGGCCTGGCCGCCTTGCCGTTCGACTCGGCCGCGCCGCTCTGGCCTGTCACTCTAGCGACGGCCGGAGGCACTGTCGACCGGCGCTCGGGCTCGGGCGCCTCCTCCAGCCCGCTGCTCACGGCTACGGCCTTCGAGGCCGCAGCCTCGCGCTCGGCCGGCGTCGGCGGCGGTGGCACGCCCGTCCAGGAGTCGGACAGGATCTCGGCCACGCCCCGGCGCACCTCCACGTCGGCCTTCACCTCCCGCGGCAGCATCTTCTTCAGCAGGTCGAGGAAGTCGGCCACCTCGAGCGCGGCCAGGAACCTCCTCCCACCGCGCCGGCGGTACTCGGCCTCGATGTCGGCCTTCACCCGGGCCGTTAGCCCGTTGATCACGCCCTTCTTCCGCCCGCTACCGGGTGGCCGTGGATCGCCCTTCTTGAAGACCATGCGCTATCCATGCCACTTCTGCACCGCTCGTACAACCCTAGACTACCCGCTTGGACAGCGGTAGGCTGCCCGAATCGGGCGCAGGCAGGTCGGATTCCCCGGCGCGCGGCGACCCGCGATCACCATGCCACGGGAGGCCGAGAGCGATGCCATTGGATTCCGATCAGCACTACACGATGCCCGACGGGACCGACTGCGGTGGGGCGACTCGCGCCCAGGGGCTCACTGTGCTCTGGGGCGGCAACATGGGCGGCGCCACCGTCGAGGACGTGCTCGAGGCCGCGCACTCGCGGCTGACGCACTACCAGTGCGGGCCCTTCGGCTGCCACGAGACAGCTCAGGCCCTCCAGTGGCTCGAGAGGGCCATGAGTTGCCTCGCGCTCCGCACGCTGGCACGCACCGCGCAGGGCGTCGAGGGCACGCACGA